ATGTCTAATGATAATAAAGATTTACTTGAGGAATGTTATTTCCCTAGCTCTATATCTATAGCAGAAGAAATCCCTGAAGGAATTAAGTTTGAAATAAAGAAAATTCAGGATAGGCAAAAATTAATGATTCGTCAAAAGTCGGCTTGCGATGTGACATTTTATGATCATTATTCTGCATCTGACGATTTTGATGCGATATCTACTGAAAAATTATGCATAACCCTGATAAGAGCATTTAATTGTGATTGTTATATAATTATGTCTAAAATTAAAGAAGTAAATGTTCATTTATTAGGTGAGATGATTGAAAAATCTTTTTTTGAATTAAATGAACTGGGAGAATTAAAAGGACTAGGCATAAAGCTTTCAATTTCATTTGAGTATTTCAATTTAAAATTAGACGAATTACTTTTGTATTATAATTATTTATATCCAGATAATAAAATAGAACACTTAATTGATCTTTAGTTTTTAGTTGAATATTGGGTAATGTATGAAAAGAGTATTATTAATCATTCTGTTTATTTTTCCATTTAGCCTATTTGCCGATGAAAAAAGAGTAACAGAGGAGATGCTATTGGGAGATTGGGAGTGTGTTTTTACTATTTATTATTCCAAGTGGAAAAATGGAGCTTTTCAAGATTATGGAGAGCCACAAATTAAAAAAGTAAAACACAGATTCCTTAAGGAAAATGGAGTATTTTTTTATATCAGAGGTGAAGGTAATGTACATGAAGATTTTGGGTTAAATGATTTTTATGATAAACAAGAAATACGCTCATCAGTTAATAGCCTTCAGACAAGATCTATAGAATATGTTTCTGATGATAAATTCATAATTAGGCATTATTTTGAATCTTACTTTCGAAAAGACATTTATACCGAAAAAGAAAAAGAACTTTTAAATTCTCGGTCTAAAATAGAGAAATCCTGTGAAAGAATTAAAGGATAAATTTGTCGTTTATTGATTATAAAAACAATTTAATTCTAGATTCAATACCGAGAGGGAGAGGAATACAATACTCGTAAGAGGAATGACTCCAGCCTTTCTTTGTAGGCTTTCGAACCTCTTGGCGCCTATTAATAATAGTTGACTTCTCTTATTAAATTAATATATATTCTAAAAAGGTGCTCAACACACCATCTCAAAGCGGAAACCGCACCCGAAAGATAAGCGGTATTTTTATGTCCAGATTTTATGATCGGGTGGCGTGCTAAATACAAAACCGCAAGGAAACTAAGCAGGCTGACTTTGAGCAGTGTTGAAGCACCCGATCGCCCTCAATCAACACTTATAACGTTAAATCAGTCTATTTTACCAACAACCTACCGTACAGTGTTAAGCTTGAATTCGGTCATTCTACACAAGCACCTAACGGAATGGTGAGAATTGCCGCGTTAAACGCACAAACTCATTTTGAAAAATCAGCTCAGGAGGTTAACACTTGATTTCAACAATCTCTGAATTGCTTGAATCACACCTTTATACTATCGCTAATCAACTGAATTTACAGATTGTCTACGAGAACATAGAAGCAACGCCAAACGATGAAATTTACCTTAAATCTAATATTCTGCCAGCTATTACAACCAGCTTTGATTTAGACGGCGAATCACGGATTTATAAAGGAGTTTATCAAATTAGCGTTGTTGCACCAATCAATACTGGTAAATCACGCTCTCAGCAAATAGTAGAATCAATAATCAAGCATTTTCAACTTAACACAGAGTTAATTAAAGATAATTTTTCACTTTACATCAATTCTGTACCAAGCGCATATCCTGCGATTACAGATAAAACCACTTACACAATACCAATCAGCATGAATTACCGTGCTGACACAAATTAATCAGGAGAATTATTTATGGCGTTTGCATTACCTAACGGTTCACGTGTTTACGTGCAAAAATCAAAAGATACAGCATTGGAATTTGAAACTATTTCAAATGCTAAGGAGGCTGTAGCGACATTAAAAGTCAATCACGGGCTAGTGGTTGGCGATGAAGTTATCATTACATCTGGATGGTCAAAAATTAATAATGCAGTAGCTAAAGTAACTAAAGTCAATAATACGGATGTTACACTCGGCAATATTAATACCAGTGACACCAAATCATTTCCAGAAGGGGGAAGGTAAGGGGACTTTAACCAAGATTTCTGCATGGGAGCGATTACCGCAAGTCAAAGAAGTTGCAACTGAAGGTGGTGAACAACAATTTACTCAAATTCAGTTTTTAGATGACGACGCAGAACGACAATTACCTACCATCAAATCAGCTAAAAGCAAAAGTTTTACCATTGCACATGACAGTTCTCTACCTATTTATCCATTATTAGAGGAATTGGACCTTACCAATGAAGTTGTCGCAATGAAAATGTATGTTCCGAAAGCGAAAGAGACTCGTTATGATGCTGTCCGTATTTCGTTTGACCCGACCCCAGCGACCACAAATAATGAGATTGAAACTGTAAAAATCAGCATGACAGTTGAATCACCGGCAATCACTTTCTACAAAGATAAATAAGGATAATATTAATGGCAAAATTCAAATTAGTAGCAGAGCCAACTTTTAAATGCAAAGTTTTAATTCCACGAGCTGGGCAAGAGGACGGTGAAATCGAATTTACATTCAAGCACTATATTCCCAAAGAACTGGAAAATTTTGAAACAGAGCTTGAAGGCAAGCCTCTGGTTAGTTATCTATTGAAAATCATCACAGGCTGGAGTTTAGACGATGAATTTAACGAGACTAACCTTGATACGCTTCTTCAAAACTATCCCGCATCAAGTGGCGCAATTATCAAAACTTATTCTCGTGAGTTATTCGGCGTACGAGAAAAAAACTAATAGCGCTCGTTACTGCACTATATACACCTGAGCCGTCAAAAGAAGAATTGGCGGCTTTCGGGTTAACTGAATCGGATTACGATGATGAATATGTAGAGATATGGCAAGATAATTTGGATGCTTTCAAGTTGTTTAAAGCCATGTTTACTCAGTGGCGAACGAGCATGAGCGGAGTGTTAGGTCTTGATTATAACTGTATGGAATGGGTTATGAAGATCAACAATATTGCAGAAAGTGAAACTATTTTTAACGATATTCAAATAATGGAAAGTGAAGCGTTAAGAATCATGCATAAATCAAAGTGATCAATTGATTATATTGTGTATAATTTAATTAATTGTTTTGTTTATTTCAGTTGTAACTATTTGGAGCTTCAAGGTTAAAAGATGAAAAGAGATTGGGAATTAATTAGAAAAATAATGCTAGCTATAGAATCCTCTCCATGTGATATGCATGTGTCGTCATTTTCAATTGAAGAATATGATCCAGAGATTGTTGGTTATCATATAAAGCTACTTAGTGATGCACGTTTAGTTGAAGCCATTAATTCAAGTAGTGATGAGATGATTTATGAATATTATGCTCAAGACTTAACGTTAGCAGGACATGAATTTTTAGATAATATTAGAAGCGATACAAATTGGAATAAAATAAAGAATCTCATTAAAGGCAAAGGCGGTGAGTTAACCTTTGAAACCATAAAAGCTGCAGCTTCTTTTATGATTGTAAATCTGTTTTCGTAAAGTGTTCTGAAACTTTGAGATTAAGGTTAAATATATGACTATGATAATAGCAGCCAATTTAGGTGAATATGTATTATTGGCGGCTGATAAAAGAAAAGTGATGATTGGTTCTGACGGGCTTATTTCAGATATTATTTCAGATAATGAAAAAAAAATTTCATTTAATGATAATTTAGCTATTACAGGGATGGGATATGTTGAAATACTGGATGAATTTAAATCTTTATTGCTCAAAACAAAAATTGAAAACACAGATACTTTTCTTTCTTTAGCTAAGCAGATTTATGATAGTCGCCCAATTTCGAGTGAGTACAAATTTTCCACAACAAAATATGTGATTACATATAAAACTCAATTGAATGACGATGTTTTATTAAATATAGGGATTATTGAAGCTAGTAAACCAAATCAGTTAATTAAAATTGATAATGTCATAGTACTTGGTCGTGATACGGAAGATGTAAATAGTATCTTAATTAACATATTGAAAGAAAAGTTAAAAATTCCAGATAAAGATACTATTAATGATCCACACTTGTTAAGTGAAAACATAATGTATAACCAATATGTTTTTTTGGCGATGTTTGAGCTCATTTCAAAACCCGATAACAGCGTTAGTCCAAATGCTGATTTCATTGTAATAACTAAAAAACACAAACCATATTTTATGGGTAATTAAAATTAAAAGAATATTAATGCTCCTTAAGCTATAATTGTTTTTATTGCCCAAACCTTCTAAATAACTTACTATTTCCTAAAAATTAAGGAGATGGTATGAAAAAAATTGTTATATTCATTTTATTTATTGTAGTACTAATATTCGTGTTTTTAGTTTACGTATCTGAGAGCGTTAGTGATAGCGATGTTTTTTTATATGATCTAAAGCAACGATGCTCATTTGCAACAAAACAAAGAATGGTATCCCCCTCTTCTTACAAAATTCTAGATTTATCTTTATCCAGCAAAAAAAATTGGAGCCAAGATAGGATTGATAAGTATTTTTCAGCATATAAATTAAGAGAAAGCTTAAAGGAAAGGTATAACGATCCTGCTAATTTCTATGATATAACCGCTATAGTTAAATTTTCATCTAAGAATGGGCTGGGCGTTGACTTGGTTGGGTATTCATCATGTGAATATTTCATTACTAACGTTTATAAAACAAGTATTGATGGGGTCGGCGAGATAAATATAGATGGGCATGATTTTAGCAAAGATAGTTTAGATTATATTTATGCTGAACTAACTTTAAATAAATCCAAACGCGAATATTCATTAATGGATAAAATAAAAACTATACTGGAAATGGAGTTTAGTTATTAGAAAAACTATTTTAGACCGCTTTCTAAATTAATAATTACCTATTGACCACCAAGCAATTCAAACCCTCTTAGAGGGTTTTTTATTAATTATTTTGAAAAGTGCTTACCGAAGAAAAATAAAAATGCGATAAATAAAATAAATCCAAAGGGATTGCTCAAAAATACACTTATTAATGTGATCTCAGGAACATTTCTCGCTTCAATCAGTAAATCTTGCGCAAATACAAAATTGCTAAAAAACAGCGATAACATGCATAGTATTAATTTATTCATTGTTTGCTTCCTTTGTTTTCAATTGATTTTTCGTATCTTCTTGAACTAATTTTATTAGCTCAATAAATAATTCCTTGTTTTCACTTACAATATTAGAAACATCTTGTTTTATAGACTGATCTAATCTGTAAATTATTTCAGCATTTAATGACCGCCCATTTTGATCAGCTGATTTCTGTAATTTTTCTTTTAAATCATTGGGTATTCTTACTCCAAACGGAGCGATATCACGACCTGCTTTAATTTTTGACATAAACTTCTCCAAATACAATTATTTCACAGTGTAATAAAAAAAATGTTGACGCGATAGCTTCACGGTGTAATAATAACACCGTGTAGAAAAGGAGACGTAAAAATGAAAATTAGAGATATTGCGCCATTTGGCTTGAGAATGAAACCTGAGCTTAAAGAATGGTATAAAAATTTTTCGAAAGAAAATAACCGTTCAATGAATTACTCAATTATTGAAGCATTAGAGTTTTTTAAACAACACAAACAAAGAGAGGTAAAAAATGCAAACATCTAGAAAAGCAAAAACCCCAAGTGCGGCAACACCTGAGGCTCAATCATTAATCCCAAACCAAATAGGAATTAAATCTATGAAAAATGATATATCAGTATTACACAAAAGTCAATTAATGATGTCTAGCCGTGAGATTGCTGAATTGGTTGAATCACGACATGACAAAGTTAAGCAATCCATTGAACGCCTTGTTAAACGTGGTGTTATAGATGTTCCCCCATTGGGGGAATACCTAGACTCACTAGGTAGAAAAGCAGCTGAATATAAATTAGCAAAAAGAGACTCTTATGTTGTAGTTGCTCAATTATGCCCAGAATTTACAGTTAAATTAGTTGACCGTTGGCAAGAATTAGAAGAACAGGTAAATAACAATGCTCTTAAACTTCCTGATTTTAACGATCCTGTGAAAGCAGCAAGGGCATGGGCGGATGAAAGAGAACAAACAATTTTGTTAACTCATAAAGTGGAGGAATTAGAACCAAAAGCTGAATTTCATGACAAAGTAACATCCTCAAAAGATGCAATATCGTTGGTACAGGCAGCAAAAACGCTAGGAACTGGTCGGAATCGATTATGTGCTTTATTACGTCAAAATAAATGGTTAAGAAGAAATAATGAACCTTATCAAGATAAAATTGAACAAGGTTTATTGGACGTTAAGCTAACTAACTGGGAGCATCCCGATAATGGATTACAGCAATCTGTTACAGCACTAGTTACAGGTAAAGGCTTAACAAAAATCTCACAAATGCTAACAGCACACTAACCAATTACAACAAGCCCCAGAAATGGGGCTATTTGAGGATGTAGAAATGAACAGAACGAGGATAGCAGCATGAAATTTGTGATTGATAGTGACAACTACGAAATGATAGTTAAAAATCTGTGTCAAGCTAAGTCTCTGGCTTATATTCTTGGGAGAAATACAGCTGAGGATGAAGACAAATCTAATGCGTTTTGGGTAATACAGGATCTGGTTAACTACGCATTACATTTAGTAAAAGATTCTGAAAAAGTTTAA